AGCACAGTTGTCTAAGGAGGATATCGTGCGCCACCCTATCATCATGAAATTGGAAGAGGTGTTTGAAAAGATCGAAAATTCTGAAAGGCTGAATAGATAAATAAAAATAAATAATAATGATGATGAATAAGAACCACGTAAAAACATTCGGTCAGTTTGTAAACGAAGTCGCTGGTCCTGGAGGTCCAATCATAACTGAGGAAGAATTGAAAAGTTTTCAAAACGTGTTGGGTGTGTCTCAGACCGGAAAACTTGACTCAGAAACAGTTGAGGCACTTAAAGGATTTCAAGAAACACATGCTCCCAAAGTTACAGGTAAATTCGACAATAAGACTGTTGAAATACTTCGTAATGTAATAAAAAGACAAAAAGAATCAGGTATTATATAATGATTAAAGATATTCTTTTTTTTAAAATAGCATAAAACGACCTACTCAGGTCGTTTTTTCGTTAAGTCGACTGTCTTGTCTGACGTCTCGAATTTCTGTTCTCGATAGATCTCTTTTCTTACTTTAGCGTGCCTAATCGAATAGCCATCAAGCTGATCAACTAGGTCCCAAACGAGCACTTTTGTCTTTTCTGCCAATTTTCTCATCCCTCTACCGATTGCTTGACGTAGTGTGACCTCAGCCTTGATCGATTCGGCTAAGATGATGTGATGAAGGTTTTTAGAATCGATTCCAGTGGCAAATGTTCCGTCCTCAGTATGAGGCAACGATCACAGCCGTTGCCTCATTTTCATCTCTATAATTTTTATGTTTACTTGGTTTTGCCATATTAGTTTATTATTTTTGAAAAAACATCCATCCTACTGTATTTAAAGCGTCTTGACTCTTTTTAGTAGTACTCACAGGTTTTCCAGTATTTTTAAATTTATTTACAAAATATGGAGAAAAATTAAACTCATTAATCATTTCAAAAAATCCGGATCTTTCATATATTTCGCCAGTAGGAGAAATAAACCTAAAGGAAAGTTTATAAGTATTTCGATTTTTCATTTTATCTCTATATTCAGGATCCTTCCATTTGTTACTAATTTTTTCGCCGGCCTTTGCTCTTTTAATTGGATCTAAATTTATAATTTTCATTTTATTATTAAATTGTTCTCTTTTTTCATGTGACATATTATCCCATCTTTTTTGATTACGTTCAGCTATTTCTTGAGGATTATCTTTAAAATATTGAGACATGCTTCTACTTTTCCAAGCTCTTAGTTCAGGTGTCCAATTTTCTTTATTGAGTTGAGACCGTTTTTCATATTTTTCAGGAGTATCCCATCCACGTTTAGCTCTTTTTGATTGTAGACAGCTGGAATTATTTTTCATATAGTTAATTCGAGAATTTCTCCAATTTTCATATTTTTCAGTATTGAGCTTTAAATTTTTCCATCCATTTTTAGATGACTTTGATATTAACTGTGAATTCTTATTCATTTCACTTTTCATGAAATTTAAAGTACGCTGATTTTTTCTAATTGGATATGCTATGAATAGGAGTTCATGGGCTCTTATATGATCTTCATATTTTAATTTAACTAGATTCCATTCGCTATTTTGATACTCTAAAAATTGTGCTCTAGGCAAAATATGATGAGTTTCACAATACTCTTGGCACAAATCATCCTTTTTTGATAAAATAACAAAATCAAGATATTCTATTAATTTATCTAGTGATTGCGGAGCTCCGCAGAATTCAATAAAAATATTCATTATTTGTTCCTTCGTCATATCATATTATTTTTTATCCACTCATCTGATATATCATCATCTATTGTAATATCCTTAGCTAATTTAAACTTACCATTATTTAAAGGAACAATAGAATATTGATGAACTGTAATTTTAATTTCTCCAAATTCAATATCGGTTAAGTCACTTGGATTTTCAAGAATTTTAATAAACCTATCGCGATCCTTTGAGTCAACTTCGCCGTCAATATAGAAAGTATTTGGATTCCACTCTAACAATTTAGACTGAATCGCCTTGCCGTAACCGTTTTTGACGTCTGAAAAGAGGACTAGTGAGTTTTTTCCGAATTTTCGAGCTAAATCACTAATAAAGTCTAATCTCTCTTTACTATCGAAGATAATTCCCTTCTCGATGGCTAACATGTCCCGCCCAAAGTCCTTGGGATTGTTATACATCTCCTTACCGGTCTCCTTTAGATGCCAGTATTTTTGAATCATCGGTTCCGACTCATCGTATTTGAGTTTTATGATCTTGATCTGGATGTTTGGCGAATATCCGTGATCAATTAGGTGTTTTGCTGAAAGGACCATCACCAGAGGGCCAACGTTTTCCTGAACCCTAAAAAAATCCGAAAACTGCTCGTCTAATTTAACTGTTCCGGATAAACCCAGTCGATATTCCCAATTAACACAGGTCAAGAGGATCTCTCGAATGGAATTACCCTTTGATTTATGTACCTCATCCACTTGAACTATCGTAAACTTCCTAAATACTTCTACTGGAAGGTTAATTAGGCTCTGATAGGTCGAAATCACGACTTCAGCATCATCAAAACGCTCTTGAGTGAACTTGTCCTTACCTCCAATGGTACACACGCTCCATTCTCTACCAGGTTGAGCATACATTTCGAACTTTTCGGCAGTCTGGCCGACTAGCGAGATGTTTGGAACGATGATTAGTGACTTTCGATCCTTTGTGATCTTGCCTCCATCCCTTAAGAATGAGTTATAGATGAAAAAGATGAGAGTCTTACCGGCAGAGGTCGCCAACTCTTGGGTACAGAACTTATATTTGATAGCTCTAAACGCTCCTTCGATCTGATAGTCCCTGGGCACGATTGGAAAGCCTCTCTCATCGACTATTCCGTCTAATAGTTTCTCAACATACTTAAGATATTTAGCCTTGTCAAGCTTAGTGTTAACGAATTGGTCTGCTCCCTCGATCTCACAGTCATATCCGTACTTTTCAGCAAAGTTATAAATCTCTTTCCACAGTCCGATTGCGATATTGCCGTCTTTAGTAATAAAAGAGTCCAATCCATCCCACACTCCGCGATCAACAAGGACATTGAATGCCGCTTTTTTAGACTTTCGCTTAAAAAATCTAAACAAGCTCGTCTTTTCACTGTTTAGAGTGGAATCTACGAGCTTAATGAATTTCTTGTCTTGTGATACTTTGAATCTTAGCACGACAGTGCATTATTTTTATAGACCTAGGGTCTTTTCTATATCGAGTCGGGTCTTGATACCAAAGATGATGTTATCGATGGTCTTGATCGACTCATTGAAGAATGAGACCTGATTCTCAATTATCTCTAAGGATTCCTTAGTCGCAGAGGTCCTGCCCTCGATCACAACATTCTTTTCGTTAGCTTGATATCTTATCTGTAGGTTTCTTGAGATGTTTTCCATCTCTACTGAACGTTCGTCTCTATATTTTTTTCTGAGTAGAGTCACGTGTTCCAATAGAGTATGATTGTCCTCCAATAATCGCTGACGTAGGGAGAGCATGTTGACCTGGGCTTCCTTAAGAGTCTTGAGATTGGAAAGCTTTTCAATGTTTTCATAGATCTCCTTAGAGACCTCAGCCCTTCTGTCCTGAAACTTTTTAGAAATCTTGGTCTTGGTCTCCTCGTTCATAGCGGAATGTTTTTATCCTTATACTTAAAAAAGAATAAAAGTTTAACTCACAAAATCGACAAACCTGTAGTATGTAGAACCTATCTTGAAATGCTCGTCATTCTCCATATCGTCCTTACTGATTGAAGAGACTACTTCGTTTCCTGCCGGTGAAGTCGAGCCGTCTTCAAAATAATAGTCTACGTATTCCTCTCCTTTTTTACCAAGAATCAGGTTCTTAATCTTATATTTTTCAAAGATTTGTGGTATCTTATCTTTAAATTCGACATCGTCATCAAGCACCATAAAGATGGACGGATAGTCTATTAACTTACCGTCGTGACTGATTGCAGCAGACTGTTTTATGTAGTCGTCATCGAGAAGATCAGAATCAAGAGCAGAAGTATAGCTCTCCTTGTCCTTAAAGGTGATTATCACGAATGGGATCTTGGTCTGGATCGCATCTCTGATTTGAGTCCAAGTGTGGCCGGTCTCCTCAGTCGTGGTCTTGATGTCCTGTTGATAGTCTTCGTACAGCTTGATGTATTTAGTCATCTTTTTTGGATAAAACTTTTTGTTATTTATCAATAGAATATAGTATGAATAATATAACTCGACTTTTAGTCTTTGATTTCGATGAGACGATATTTAGGATGCCGGGATACACCGATCGATTTTCAGTAGAGAGACTCTATTCGGGCCTGACATTTCCCGACCCATACTCTTTCTACGATCATCCGAGCTCAATGGATCCTGACATACATAACATTCAATTGATCGGCCCAGTATATGAAGACTGGAAAGCCGCAAGCGATGATCCCAATGCACGAGTGATCCTGATAACTCACAGGACTGAGGAGCTTCGACCCGAAGCCGATCGTCTTTTAGAGATGCATGGAATAACGTTCGATGAAAAGTATTTCTTAGGTCGGGTGAGCGAAAAGGTCGCGATTCTCGAAGAAGAATTAGGCAACTTGCCCAACATCAAGGAGATCGCGATCTATGAGGATTCACTAGAGCAGTTGAGAAAGTATCAGGACTTCTTCTATGAAAAGGTGACTAGATTAAAAACCATAAGGAGTCTAGATGATATGATAATACTAAACATGCAGTTTGTCGATAAGTCTAAGGTGATCTCACTCTATGACTTTAGTTCAGGCGAATCAAGAAGAATACAATTACGATGATAGTTATAATCGAAGGCCACCGATTGAGCGGAAAAACTTTTTTAATCGATCGATTTTTTGAACAGAATCAAAATCCAAAGGTTCACTATTATAAGTTTCAATTCGCAAAGTACGTTGATGATCTCAAGATGAGAGATCAAGAAACCGGTCCAGGCGTTCACTATTTTAGCATCGCAAACGTCCTTACCATTCTTGAACTCAATCAGACCCTATTAAAGGATCACATCCTAGTTTTTGATCGTTGCATCTTTTCAGCATACGTGTGGTCGATCTATCGGGAAAGAATGGGACAGCTTAGACTTCTTGAAGAGTTCAAGAAGATACTCGACAGTGAGCTTTATCAAATGAGTAAAGTACTCTATGTAGAAAGAGCCGATGGTGTTGAAGCCAGTCGTGGAATAAAAGACTACTTTGGTAATTTTGAGAATGCTGATCGCGAAAAAGAACTCTTCGAAAGGGTATTCTCGGAGTTTATGCCTCAAATGACTGATTTGAGTCGAAGTAATGAGTTTAATCGAATGATTAACCATTTTGATGAGACAAGCTCAACCCAATTCAATACAATGCTAGACGATCTAATAAATAGAGGTCAAGGGTCATAATAAATAATAAAAAATATTTTAGGATGGCTAGCAAATACATACCAAGCTATTTACAATACATTAAGGAAGCAGAAGAAGCTGCTTCTCCTCTAAAGGGTTATCCAGCAGATCAGCTGATCACTCGAATTGAGGAACTAATGGAGGTTCTATCAGATCAAGTAAGGTTTGGAGTTCCTTCAGATAACTTAGGTAGAGCAACGACATATCGTGATGCAAATGGAGCTATTCAAAGAATCAAGGATATTTTGCACTATTATGACAGTAAACAGGAACAGGTGAGATTCTACTGCTGGTCACTAAGCTACGGCGGAACCTGGAAAGCGGCTAAAAACCTTAGAAAAAAGATCGAGGATGCTGGAGGGTTTGGCGAAGAGGCGAATAACGTCAATTTGAAAAAAGTAATCGAATACTTTGAGGCTAATCCTGAAGATTCTGATAACTTGCGTAGCTTATCGATAAGCATTGACTCTGAAAGTATTAGAAAAGCAATGTCAGCACCGAAGCCCGAAGAAAAGCCAGAACCGGAAGCTAAACCTGCGACTGAACCTGCTCAACCAGCACCGAAACCTACTGAACCAGAAATCTAAAAGAAAAATTCATGGCAGGAATAAACAACTTAAAGGAAGTCTACGAAAAGAGGGGCGAGTCCTTCTTAAATGGACTACTTAATCAATACGTCATCATTAATGAAAAGATGGATGGAGCCTTTTTTGGAGTAAAAAAGACACAGGACGATCAGTTCAAGTATTTTAAGAAATCAGGTGAAATCACCTATGTTGATCAGGTGCTGATGAAGTACTACAATCCTGCAATAAAGCACTTTCATGAGTTACCCATTGAAAAGAGACAAAGAATTCCAGCAAACTTCTTTTTTGGTTTTGAATACTTTACTAAGAGCGATACTCTATCGAGTAAAAGAGCAGAGCTGCCTAAGAATAACTTGGTACTTTCATACATTCATAGATTAGACGATGACGGCAAGATCACTGAGACTCTACAGTCAAGGGAACAGCTCACGAGGTGGGCAAATTACCTAGAAGTAGAGGCACCGCCGATCCTATTTGAGGGCAAGCTTGACGACGAACAAAAGAGCAAGATCCTAGAATTCATATACACTGAACAAAAGGAGCTTGAGGAAAAGTTTAAGACCACTTCTTTTACTAAATACATCATCTCAGTCCTGTGCCCAGATGAGAAGTCAACCTTTTCAGATAGGGACTTGGAAACTTTGGTGTTTAGGTTCTATGGGGAGGACTCTGAAAACGAGGCATTCTTAGCAAAACTTGTGGATCCGATATTTCAACAAAGATCGCAAGAAGCACAACCAAAAACCTCAAACTCACAAGATTATATCTGGTTGATCGTCATTGATCTAATGAATCACTTTGAGATGTACGACATAGAGAACCTACGTAAGATGATTGGGGACTCAGATCAGTATGAGCAGAAATACATCGGTCTGATTAATCAGATATTTAAGGATTTCCTAAATGAATATTCTCAAAAGTACGATGGACTTGAGCTAGACGTTCCTGAATACTTAAAAAGACCTGAGTTTGAGTTAGACTTGAACCTGGTAGGAGATCCAGAAGTGGTAAACCTGATCAGCAAGAACGCGACTAATTTGGAGATCTATAAAGTATTGCTTAACTTTTTTAGAAAGGTGAGAAAAAGATCAAGCGCTGGATTCTTTACTCCAGAAATGATCTCACAGCTTAACTTAATCGTACAAAAGATTAAAAACATAATCATGGGAGATGCGGTCTACGAAGGGCTCTTTCCGAGCTTTAGTGAGTTTATCGGATCACCGAACGATTGGATGACCCTAAGCGAAGTCGAACACGCAAAAAAGATCGGCGAGTCGACTGAGGCACAAAGAGTAAACATCCTGATTGGAGGATTTCAACCGGTGACGATGGGTCACATCAAAGCAGCCAAGGCACTAAAGGAGAACAACGGTAACAAGACCGTTCTAGTGGCTATAAAAAGGGACGTGCAGACTAAAAAGTCTCCTTTTTCTCTTGCGACAACTAGACTCATGTTAAACAAGGTGCAACAGGAATATCCGGAACTGATCGTCGACGTCATGATCGTCCCTAGCGGGCAGATCTCTGACATAATAAGAGAACTTAGACCCAAGTACGAACCGATCCTATGGGGAACGACTGATCGTCGAGTAAAAGACTATGCTCTACAGTTTGATTACATCAAGAAGAGGGATATCCCATTGAGAATATCCAAGGACTTTAAACTAGTGGAGCTGCCAAGCTTCGTAAAGTCAGAGGAAATACTTGAGCTAATTAAGGATTCGAAGTTTGAAGAGTTTAAGAAGGAGACGCCGGCATCAGTTTCAGCAGAGTTTTTTAACTTACAGAAGGAAGTAGGACAGAACATTAGAGTGAACGAAATGAACCAGGACGCACGATTTAGTGAGCCTGACCAAAAGCAGGAAGATTCAGAGGAGGTTGTCTAAAACTTTAGACCTTTCTCGAATATAATATACAAAACTTTTCTTAAAATGAAGTTTAATGAACTTGAAGAATCCGATAAACTTTACATCTGTGAGACATATTACAACCGAGATCTTTCCTGGGACGAAAGGATAACTGGTCTCTCTGAAAAATTCGAGTGTTCGACTAGAACAATCAACAACTGGATCACAAAACTTAACTTTAGTACCAAAACCGCTGAAGAGTCACCGCAGTTGAAGCTTGCACAAGCTAGGGAATATAACAAAAAGACTAAGAGGTTCATCATAACTTGGGCACAAAACAACACACCAGTACACACAGACTTTTTAAATAACATCAAGGCGTATGCCGAATTCATTAACGCTGATGTGCATGTGATCGCAGGTCGATATAAAAATCCCACGAGTATCTGGTCCACTAGTCAAGAATACGAAGAGGTTTGGGCCGACGATGTATTGAGTTATCTTGATGCGAATCGTCATGACATTCATAAGTACTTATCCATCATGTCTGACGTAAAGATCCAACCGACTGCTGTGAATCCAATGACGGGTATGGAAGGACTAAGCGGTATCAATTCTTGCGTTTTCGGTTCACCCAAGGTACAGATGGAGATGATTCCAGTACTGGAGGGAAACGCGCCTAAGATGATGGTAACGACCGGTGCCTGCACTATCAAAAACTACACCGATTCTAAATCAGGTAAAAAGGGAGAGTTTCATCACACTCTTGGATTCGTGATCGTTGAGATCAAGAACGGTGAGATCTTTTTTATGAGACAGGTCACAGCTACGGACGACGGTAGCTTTACTGATCTGTTCTATCGAGTTGAAAAAGAGGATGTGACCAGAATCAATAAGATCTCGGCAATAGTTTGGGGAGACCTACATTATGGCAGTCATGACACTAGGGTCGTCAATAAGACCTTTGAGATCATGGAAGAACTTAATCCCGATCATGTGATCCTACACGACGTGTTTGATGGAAAGTCAATCAGTCACCATGAGGAAAAGGATCCGTTTTTACAGTATCAAAAGGAGTTAGAGGGTACCAATTCTCTAAAGAAGGAGATCGATCAGTTATTAGAGGGTCTTAGCGACTTTGAGGAGTACAATACTGTGATCGTTCGAAGCAATCACGACGATTTCGTGGACAGGTGGTTAAAGAACACTGACTGGCGTAAGACCGTCACTCCTAAAAACTCGCTAGAGTACATGCAATATTCCTCGGCGATCCTAAGCGGAGAGGCACCAAACGGGGTGATTCCATGGGTGATAAATAATAAATATCCGCACTTCATAACCCTAGGTAGAAGTGATAGTTATATAGTTAATGGCTGGGAATTAGGTCAGCATGGAGACATCGGCTCAAACGGAAGCCGAGGAAGCTTACAACAATTTAGACGTCTTAACCATAAGATCATAGTTGGACACTACCACTCTCCTGGCAGAAAGGACGGAGCCTTGGCAGTCGGTACCACCACTCAATTAAGAGTCGGATACAACATCGGAGCCAGCGCATGGTTACAGTCTCACGTGATCATTCACGAGGACGGTAAGGCTCAACACATTAACTTTATAAACGGAGAATATACGACTCTAAAATAATCAAAGGATGTGGCTAACAAACACCAAGACTGGAAAAACCTTGACGACTATCGCAAGGGCAAATCAAAGCTGAAAAACGCTGTATTACAGCACCCAGAGGAGAGCAAGAACGGAAACTCAGTGTATGATTTTATGAAGGGAGAAGTTCGTAGAAACATGTGGACGATTCCCTATGAGCAGCTTAAAAAGCGAGATAAATAACTAAAATCTTACCGGCCATATGAGTTTTGAAGCATACTTAAGAAATTGGTTACGACTTAACGAGGCCAAGGAAGGGGACGCTGAGTCCAAGAAAGAGGAAGGAGGCACCCCTTCTGAAATGGATCAAATCACCAATATCATTGAATCAGGAATAGGTGGAGAGACCAGCGATAAGATCGCTAGGACTACTTCATTTGAATCCATCGAACAGGTGCTACAAAAATTAGATATTCTTCTATTAGAAAAGGTACAGGCAAACCCAGAATTGCAGAAGATCCTAATGGCAATGGTGGTTCCGGGTAAGGTCGAGTGGTTAGGTGAATACTTGACTCGATCAAAAAAGAGCTTGAGCGCGATATCATCAGATAAAAAGAAGTTGGATCCAAACCAAAACTTTGAGGGTTATAAAAGATTCCTGATTAGAGAGGCTGACATAAAGAGTCGAATCTATAAGATGCACCTTATTTTTAAGTATGCAAACGAGGCTCCAGACCTGGACAAAGACACTAATCTGTTGCTTGCTCTAAAGCAGATCGGAGCACCGATTACAGTATCCACCGAAGAGGGAGCACCTACAGTAAAGATCGGTAGGATTGGGCGAATCGACAACAAGATTGAATCCAATGAGTTTGAGATGATTGATTCCAACGGAGAGAGCAAGGTGGTTAAAAAGGAGGAACTTAATTCGATCCTTGAGAAAAACCCTGAGCTTGCAGAAAAGGCCAAGGCTTTTGCTGCGGAATCGCATAAGAAAAAACTGACTAAGCTCTTACAAAGAACCGAAGAGACCATTAAAAAGGAGATCTTAAACTCCCTAAACGATACTAAAAACATCATCTCAGGGCTACCGAATGACGAGACCGGTAGAGAAAAGTTAGAGGTGGATTGGAAGCCTCTAATCGACGCCCTAGGCTATTCAAAGTTCTTTGCTGCGCCGATCAAGGAGAAGGAGAAGGAGATCACCAAGACTGAGCGACCGAGCCTAAGAAAAAAGAATAGGATCAAGGAAAAGCTGATGACTGCCCTAAGCTCATCTCTGCTTCCTCCAATGACAAACGGTGAGATCTCTGAACCTGGCGGAGACTATTATAAGCTATTTAAAAAGCTTGAGGAGCAAAACGCGGCTTGGCTTGAGGCATCGATTAAGGAGTCACTAACGGATGTAGGTCGAATCGCACAGTTTAACGCAGTGGCCAGAAACGAGGAAAGCTCGCTAGAAGAAAACCAATTGGCTTATCTCTATGCGACCAGTGCCTGGATAACTAAATACGTTGAGAGCGAGGTTGACGGCGAGCTCTCAAAGAGGGACATGGACAATGCTGTCTCAAAGATCAAGGCAATCACACAAGCTAAAGAGAGGGAGATCAAGAACTATTATCTCTCTAAGGACTTTAACATGAAGAACTTTAAGGGAATACAGTTAAAGCCCGATCTTAGGCTGCCTCTTTATCAAAAGGTTAGGCTTGCAGTCAGTGAAGCAGACAGGATCGCTGAGAGTCCATTAAAGAATCTGCTTAAGGGCCTAGGTCAGATCATCGTCGGACTCTTTTCAACTGTGCCAGACAGAGGAAATGCTGAATTAGCTAGAAAGAATGCTGCTCAAAATCAGGCAATATTTAATGGGATATTTAGCATAATTAAGGGCGGAGTGTTTGCAGTAAGCAAACAGGCAGGTCGAGACCTTGAAAAGGGAGTAAGTAAAGTCACAAATAAGCTACGATTAGACGCAATAGGCCTTACTCCATACGAAAAAGGAGAAGGTCCTAAATTTTATAAGTCAGCTGAAAAGAAGACTAATGAAGATGCTGGAATGGGAACCTCTCCAGGAACGGCAATGCAGACTTCAGGAAGCCTACCAGACAACACAATGGATACGCTATCCCTAGCTGGTCCAGGAAGAAAGAAGAAAAAGAAATCAGGCTCTCAAATGGTAAAAAAGGTATCGAGCTTTAAGGATTTCTTGAAAGGAGTGGATTAGAGAGGATCTTAACTAAACATAATAAATAATAAAAACAAACCTGATATGGGATTCATTGATTTGGGCTTAGACGGCGTTGCTGGCGACGGTCTTATAAACCTTTCAAGACCTACTGGCATTGATCAAAACACGACAGATAGCGGAAATACTGAAAAGACTGCAAAGGTCGATGGGGAATCTGGAAATCAGATACCTCTGATCGGTACCAGTTCATCATTCAACCCGTTCTATATCTTTAGGTATTCAAATTTTGCAGCAGGAACTAGCGCAAATACTACTGGTAACTATGATTTAGCTGGGCATAGATTGCTCTATGATACTGCAAGGTATCTTGGTAACTCGGCAGCCCAATCAAGAAACGCTGCAAGAGCAGAGATCCAGAACCCAACTGCAGAAAAAATAATTACGTGGACAAACAAGGAAGCCGCACAAGCCGCTAATCATAAGGGGCCACTGTATCCATACCCATACTCTCTTCAGGATTTCTATCACTGTAAATGGTACGGGCAGATACCCAATAATCGAATGTTAACGCTTAGACGATATCCAATACCGGTTGAGGATAACTTGGCAGTGGCTGCAGAGAAACTTCCGCTTGTACCAATTGCACAAGCCGTTACTTGGTGGGGAGAAGGGACCAGCAACACGCTTGGTAAGATCTTGGCAATGACTTGGGGATTTAACTGGGAAACATATCCAAAAGAGGGAGAAGAGATTCAAGATGTACAGGGAAACGAAATACAGCTTGAACAAATATTCGATGCGCTTGGTATAAAAAAAGAAAATGAGACCGCTAGAAATTTACTAATTACTGCGTTTGCTAATCAGTCAGGAACAAATCCATACGCTTTATCTGGATTTGATAAAACTCTACAGGAAAACTTAAAACAACAATACGAGAGTGGTGCATATGCTAATCGCGTGAGAGGGCCGATTAATGTGATAACTGAGACACAAAAGAGAGAAAGAGGATATACTTTTACAAACGCAATAGACCTAACCTTTGAATATAAATTAAGGACTCTTGGAACACCTAGGCTCAATCCAAAGATTGTGATGTTAGACCTGATAAGTAATTTTTTAAGTTTAACGTATAATAGAGCTAGCTTTTGGGGAGGAGGATATCGATATTTTCAACAGACTGGTCCATTATTGCCTGGGTTTAATACAGACAGTATGGAGCAAGGTGATTATGCTAATGCATCTAAGGATCTACTTTCAATGTTGACTCAAATGGTAGCTGGCGGTGGAGCAGATCTTAAAGATTTTATAAATAAAGCGATCTCGGCTGCAGGAAACAGTGTCACTAATACTGAAGGCATAGAAACAATATTTAAGGAGGCTGTTACGAGTCGAGTCGGACAAAATTTACTTGCGTCTAGACTGGGCGCACTTCACCAGACCCCACTAGTGATGAGAGCATTAGCCGACGGTCGAGCAGTAGGAGAGTGGCACTTAATGGTAGGAAATCCAATGGATCCAGTTGCCGTGATCGGTAACTTAATACTAAAGAGCACAAGCATTGAATTTGGAGAAGAACTAGGAGCGGATGATTTCCCAACTGAGGTAAAATTTAAAGTAACGCTGGATCACGGCAGACCTAGAGCAAAACAAGATATCGAATCAATTTTTAATCATGGAGGAGGAGACATGTTCTTTACTGCGTTGGAGCCTCCAGCAAGTACTAGAAATTCATTCGGAGAATATAATAGTCAGCGAGCACTGGATGCTAATGGAACATTGCCTACTGCAACAAATGGAGCAGCCGCTGCTCAGCGACCACAATCAACTGCTACCATATCAGATAATGGGGCTACTGATAGAGCGCAAAACTTAGCAGAGTATTTTGCAGTAGATGTTAAAAGAAGATACGGAGAAGGATTTGCCAAGTCACCTATACTTAAAGACTATTTCTTAAAACTATATACAAACGATTAATCATGTTAACTACTAAATTATTAAGAGTAAAAAAGTTTTTTACGAATGCATTTGGAGAATCAGTGGTAGACCTAGTCAGCTCTACGTTTAATTTTGGAGAGGCAGCTGGTCCAGCAGGACCGACTGTCGTTTCAGAATTTGAAAACATGCGGCCTGACCTGGTTTCTGACCGTGTTCTTGGGTCACAGGAATACTGGGAGGCGCTACTTAAATTTAATGGAATATCTAATCCGTTTTCAGTAGAGCAGGGAGAAATCATGCTAGTTCCAGCAATAAGCGAGATCTCAAAACTAATCGTTCCTCCAAAGAGTGTCCTAGAGAAAGGAACTGAACCCGCTAAAAAGAATGAGGAGGCTGTGATCAAACCAAAGACTACAAAAGATCAGCAAAGATTACAATCGATTAGGAGCAAAGTACCAGAAGTAGTGCCGCCTAATGTTAACTTAAGCGGTGCCAAAAACGTTAAGGTGGTCGAAGGAAGAGTGATCTTGGGAGGAGACATGACACAGACTAGTACAACAAATACTAATCAGTCGTCGGCTAGAAGTAGAGTACAGGATCAGTTAAAAAACGGGAATAACTTTTAAAAATGGGATTTAATCAAGTCATAAAGACTCATATTCAACCGTCAATTAAACTAATAACGCTTGACGATTTTGATAACTCTGCTGAGAGTACAACTGGGTCGATCACTAGAAAGAACAAGGGCAGGTCAGACTTTAGTCAGCTTGCAGGTTCGATTAAACCCTTTGTTAAGTTGGCTGGGCAGGTAATCACTGATATTGAGTATTTAATGATAGACGAGTCTAGCTTTATTCCAAAGCTTGATCTAACATTTACTGACCCTTCTGGAGAATTCTCAGGTAATTATTTTCCAAAAAGGAATTTGATGGTGAGTGTCTTTATAAACAGCGGAAACGATAAGCTTAAACCAGTACGGTCTGACTACTTAATTACTAAGGTAAAATCTATTCCCACTCAAAATAGAGGATCTGGAATAAATCTTAGTCAAGGCACAACTTACATGATCAAGGCTGAGTTATTTGTGCCTCGACTCTACAATAACGTGTCTAAAAGCTATCCTAACTTGACATCAGTAGATGCAATAAAAGCGATATGTTCTGAATTAGGATTGGGTTATGCTCAAAATGAATTCACACCAGCGGATGTCATGACTTGGATAAATTATAATACGAGTCCACTAAACTTCCTAAGAGAAATAACTAATTATGTGTATCAAGACGATGAGTCATTTTTTACAGGGTTTATTAGTAAAGAACTGATCTTTAACTTAATTAACGTAAATGAACAATTGATAAAGAACGATGTAGATGACACTTTTTCAAGTAACGCTAATCCGCTTTCGTTAGGCGTGACTCAAACTCAAAAAAATGATCCGGCGAATGCTGCATTTGCAGAAGAAGTAGTTGTCAATTTTTTGACTAATTTAAGGAAAAACATCAATAAGCCAAACTACATATATGAGGCTAACTTAATATCTGATCAGGGAATGGTTCTTAAGCAGGACGGATATAAGAAAAAGATCTATTATTACGATCACTTTGAACCAGTTGAAACAGATGATACTGGTAAGCCAAATAAGTTTAAACAGTTCTTTGTTGCACCGAATAATGCGCCAGACTTACCGGAAGCTTCAATGTTGATTCCAGACGATGAAGGAATGGATGAGATTGGTAATAAGAAATGGATGAACATTAATTATGGCAACACTCACGAACACTGGAATGCAGCTAGAGTGTTTAACTCACATAACTTAAAGGAACTAGAAAAGATAAAACTTAGAGTTTTGCTTAAGGGCGTAAACTTTCAGGTAATCCGGGGAATGGTTATACCTGTCTTAATGACTCTTTCGCTTGGAGAGAAGATTCGTAAAGAAACTGATCCAAATGGAGATACGCCTATCGACCTATCAGGTAATACGTTTGAGGGAGAGACACTCGATTCTGAACTTACTGGGTGGTACTATGTAAAGGAGGCACGATACACATTTGACCCGACCGATCCTCACATATTCTATACTGAACTCATTCTAGCTAGAAGAGAATGGGTGCCTAATAAAATAATCTTTACTGCAAATGCATAACTTTTATGGAGTACGAAACAAGGTCGATAACTTTAGAAAAGGTCTGTTTATCGATCCATATGATCAGCCGACTTATCTGACCTTCGCAATAGATTTTAGATTTGAAAGCCAACCCGAAAAATCTGGAGACGTATTATGGAAAAGCCCACTCTTTGAAAAGGGATCAGAAGAAAATTATAATAGCGCACAGACATATTTAGGGTCGATCGGTTATAAGGATCGAGAGGAACGAATTGCAAAATTCAAGTCTATACTTGAGTACTTGACCTTTAACGCGCCATGGTATTTTCAGTCGATCTCAGGACTAGATAAGATGTGGGAGGTCGCAACTGATGTCGCGGGAGCGCGCAAGAGCAAGTCAGCGACAGTCACGATAGATACGATGGAAGCGATTGACTTAAGAATAACTCAATTGGCAAACCTATATAGATCCTCAGTATACGACACTGAATACATGAGAGAACTGGTGCCGGATAACCTTAGATGGTTCTGCATGGACATATATGTGGCCGAGGCCAGGAACATTAGATACAATCCAGCAGGACAGTTTAGTAACATGACTAGTGCGCTAGGAATAGACATGAGCGGAATAAATCGGGTCTTGACTAATGCCGGATCTGCTGCCAGTTCGTTATTAGGCAATCGAGAGTTGGATCAGAGCAGTCCGCTAAAACAATTCGGTTTCGTAAAATTTAAGTGTAGACAGTGCGAGTTTGACTTTTCAGGTAGCTTTCCAGGAGGTCAAAAACTCGATGTCGCAATGGAATCAACTACTGCTAAACCTATTGCAAGCAGCTTCAAGATCAATATTGGTTATTTTCAAGAAGAGAGCGAGTATAATGATGCTACTAAAATAACTGACGATCCTATCACTAGCTCTTTACGTAATCCATGGAACGCTCGAAACACTGCGGCCAACCTTCAGACTCGATTAGAAGGAGCATCTGACTTGCCATTCGTCGGAGGATTCGTAGATAACGCAAGACAGTATTCTCAAGACAGGCTGCAGTCGATCGGCGGACTTATAAACCCTGCACTTCAAGCTGCCTTTAATTCTTCTGGGATCAGAAGCATCGGAGACTTGTATGAAGGCAATAATCCATTCACCGACGGCAAAGGAGCTCCAATCAGCGGCAATTTTCCAAGAAACGACAGTTCAATTTCTAGTATGGCTCAAGCAGTATTAAATAATTCAATTTACCCAGATAAGTTTCCAAACAATGATGGAGACCGAAACCTGGGTCGAATCTACTAATATAATATTACATGATGTTAGACCGAAACCACGACATATCAAACAGGGACATTAATGACCTATTGGATAAACAATTCCTAGGCGTTGTCGAGTTAATAGACGATCCCAGAAAAGAGGGAAGAGCTAGGGTTAGAGTCTATAGCATCCATGATGATTTGCCCGCTGAGGATATCCCATGGGCCTACCCTAAAAACAAGAGTCTCTTCTTTGGACAGGGAGGCAAGGCTGGGTCGATTTCCATTCCAAAGGTCGGCAGTATAGTTGCAGTCAAATTTGACAATGGTAATCCTTACTCACCTGAATACTTTGCAATCCATGAACTGGCACAAGATATCAAGGATGAGCTGAACACTGAGTATGATGGAAGCCATATTATTCTATTTGATGGAGACCAGGAGTTAAAGCTGTGGTTTACTGTAGGTAAGGGTCTGACGATCTCAGTAAAGGGAGCAAGCATTAACCTGGCACCAGACAACTTGATAACGATCAAGACTGATAATAAGGTGATTGTGGATTCCCCAAATATTGAACTTGGGCCAGAAACAACACCTGCTGTTTCTGAAGCGGTGATAAAGGGAGATACTTTCATTGACTTGTTTAATACTCACATTCACCCATCAGCAGGGGCACCACCGGCTCTTCAGATACTTACTCCTGGACTGGGTGATGCAGTTCTCAGTAAAATAACAAAAACTAAATAGAGATGGCACTAGAAGATCAAGCAAAAGCTGTGACTAAGTTGGGATCCTTAGGAACTGATATTCCTGGACTAAATGCAGACAGCGTGATTGAAAACCTAATCAAAAAAGACGAGAATCTTGGTAAATATTTAAAGATGATTGATGACTCAAAGGCTCAAAAGATTGAGCGTGGAATGTCAGAGGAGGACGCGAATAAGGAATCGGATGAGGCCAAGAAAAAGCTATTAGAGGAGCTAAAAAGGAGCCTTAAACCGGCAGTGGAAGAAGATATTATTAAAATGAAACAGGAATATAAAACTGCTAAAGAGGCTCTTGATTCTATTCCGACTGAGACTCAAGCAACCGTCGCAACTGCAGCTCTACCAGCCGCTCTTCCACCAGCCGTACCGAATCCAGCATATACTTTAGGAATAGCCCTACAGACAAAAAAGAATCTACTTAAGACTCTTAATATCGTTCTGTCTTCTCTAACGACTGTGATCATGCTGGCTAATAAATTAAAGTTTGAGTTACCGCCAGTCGTTTTGACACTGGTTAGCACGTTGACAATAGTGACTACTGGACTATCACTTATTCCAGGTTAATCCCGTTATCAAGCTTAAACTTTTCCCATTCCTCCTTTTTCATTAGGTCAGGAAAGCGTTCTCCTCCATTACAGGACTCCTTAACGTATAACTTGCCTGGAACATCACAGCCACAATAGACGCAGTATTCTAATCTCATGCACTCGTCCTTACAAATCATGGCTCGGTATGCTACTTGTTCCTTTTCGTGTTCGGACAGGAGATGAATCTTGTCTCCAAACATCTTAAGGTTGCCCTCAATATAGTGCCTAATATTCTTTAGTGTGATTCTCATCTTTTCATCATTTCTTTTTCGACTTTGGTTATCTTGCGGGCCTCATATCCTCCCCTAGAAGTATTTATCGTCTTTATGTGATTGGTAATATCAATAAGGTCAGCAAAACACCAGGTGTTTTCTAATAGGTCGGTTTCATTGTGCTCATGGATACTAATAGTAGACTCTAGAAAGCTTGCACCAAGCATCGATGCGGCCAATAAGAGCACGTCCGATATCATGTAAGAGTTATTTTTAAAGCCGACTAGATACCTCTTTTCAAATTCGATCGAGATAGCTTGAAGATACTTGATGTAGTCGAGTCGAGGTTCTCCAAAGGAGTGATGGACGACCAGATCCGGCTGAACTGCCTCAATCGCTCGATCGATATCGCGTTGAGTGTTTCCGCCAGTATAGAGAACAACATAGTCGGCACAGTCTTTTGCATAATTAAGAAGAGTAAAGTCGTTTATGTGGGTTTCAGCAATGCCGAGCATAAAACCCGATTTCCCGTTGGGTAATTTAGCATAATAAGGTCGAGTCAGATCAACATCTTGAATGGAGGAGGCGATAGGAAACCATGAGATTCCTCTTTCCCTACACTCTAAATCGATCTCATCGTATTCCTTGGAGGTCAAGATATTACTCTTAGCTGGATCAAGAGCAAGATAATCAATCGTTCCAAGACTAAAGGATCGAATCACACTTTTTACCCGAGTCAGGTTATTTTCCCGATCTTGACCCTCCCACTTTATCGATAAGCATATTTTTGCCTTTTCCATAGAACCTTTTCTTTTTTTCTTATACAATATAGATTAGATCAAGTTTAGAAAAAATCCCAATTAATGGATCACTATGCGAACTTAGGAGTCCCTAAGACTGCCACTCAAGAAGAAATCAAAAAAGCCTACCGTAAGCTTGCAGTAAAATACCATCCGGACAAGACAAACGGCAACAAGGAATCGGAAGAGCTATTTAAAAAGATCTCAGACTCATATACTGTCCTTTCAGATGAGAAAAAGAGAGGCGAATACGATAAGAAAACTAACTCAACAAATAACTGGTCTTCTAGTTACGAGAGCGCGGGTTTTGGTTTCGATGATTTCGTGAGAAACTTCGCAGACGCGGATTTTAGGAGAAGGTCTAACGATAGAGCTAAGAAGACCCAACACCGAACTCACCCAGCTCAGCCTAAAACTGATCACCTAAACCTTTATGTGCACGATAAAATAGAACTAAAGGACGCCTTATTGGGTAAAAAGATAGAGATTGGTTTTACGCGAGAAAAGATAAATTATACGGGCAAGTCGGGTAACATGCTTACGTTCGATAAGATAGAGGAGGAGAAGGAGATTAACATCACGATCGATCTTAGAAAAAAGTATATCTTGATTAAGAAGGACAGTGGAGCCTACATAATATCCGCTAGAGTACCTGGCTTGGGAAATGAGGATGTTATCACCCAATTAAACATATGGGGAGAGATAGAACAAGTAC